TTGTAGAAGAATCAGAAAAAACAAAGCAATATACTACATCAAATATTGCACAAGATTTAATTGAAACTCATGGTAAATTTGTCTGGATGTTGAGATCGTATTTAAAGGAATGAGAAATGGTATCTATAAGATGCAAAGATTGTAATAGAGAATTGGTAGCACATCCAACTAAAACAGTTAGTTGTGGGTGCCCAAATATGGCAACAATTACAGGAGATAAGATTACAGCACTTGACTTATCTCATGTTGTTATGCTAAACTCAGTAAAGAGAGAAGAGAATAAAAATGTTCTCACATCTCAGGACATTGCCTGGCAAGAGGCAAGAAGACAACGCAAAGTTCGTAAATTGGACTTTGAAGTTAGATAAAACTTGGAAGGTCAAACCGATTGGCGACGGTACCTGTCTTGAAAACAGTTGAGGTGTTAAAGCCCTTGGGAGTTCGACTCTCCCACCTTCCGTTTAGATAAGTTACAAATTTAATAATCTCTTAAACACTATCATAGTTTGCTAACAATAGGTTGACACTGAAGGTCTGCAGACTAGTATATAGTAGTAACACTGATTTTAAAGTGTAATGACTCCTGAAGAAGTACAGGCAATGATAGATGTGTCAATTGCAGAAGCAATTCGTAGGCACAATCGTAATGCCTCTATTATTAGTATGTGTGTTGGTTGGGTAGTTTTGGCATTATTTGCTGAAGGTCTATTGAGACTGATTGGTGTAATACCTCCTGTATTTCCATGGCTCAATATCACTCTGAACTAATTTTTTTAGTTCCTTGGTTTGTGTTATTGGTGATCTCTATATCAATGATTGCTCAAGGTTGGATGATTATGAATGCACATTATGGGTATTCTAAAAGTCCAAAAGTAAAGCACCCAGAACTCAACGACGTTAAAGCAGGAGATCCATTGCTTGTGGTTAAGTTTACAGAAGAAGATTTAGCAGAGTTACAGCAAAGAGTTTTGCAGCAAAAGATGGATGAATTATTTGAGGAACCATCTACCTATGAGGATGAAGATGACGACGACAGAATGGATAGAATTTATTAATTTTGTTTCAGACATGCTTTATATGCTTATTGCATTTATGTGTGGTCTTATCATTGGATACATTCTCGGATTCAAAAATGGAGGAGGATTCTGATGAACAGATATGACTGGAGAATCAAGGACGAAGTATGGCAGAAGAGACAATTTCTTCTTTCTTCATTTATTAGAATGAAAGCAGAAATTACACCACACATTTATGAATTTTGTGATTATCTTATTAGTCAGGGATGTGAGTTGTCCAGATCCGATTTAAATGAGGTTGACAATCAAATTAGAAAACTATACAGAGAATATGCAGAACATACTAATTGGGATGATAGGATATGATTAGACTTTCTATTAATACATTTATTATCTTTGGAACCATATCCCTCTTTATAAGGTGGGGTCTATCACATGCATATCCACAATGATTTTTCATATTGTAGAGAAACTAGCTAACAATCAATTCTTCTTGTTCCTATGTGGAATGGGGTTGACAGTTGTTCCCTTTGCTGGTATAATGTATATACATAGAAACAAATAACGGGGTGTAGCTCAGCTTGGTAGAGCGCTGCTTTTGGGAAGCAGAAGTCGTAGGTTCGAATCCTGTCACCCCGACTTTTAAACAATAATTATGGAACCTTTGAAGTCAGTAACCTGGTCTTGGAATTATGGTAAGGTTATCAGTGAACTTACATACAGATCGGGAAATACTGAGGTAAGGGTTAATAAAAAACCACCTCCAACTAAAGCGTCACATGATATTACACATTTCATATGTGGATTTCATGAGGGTATGGAATGGGATTATGAGTCAACTCCAAATCATTATGCTGAGTATAATGCAGTGTACTTAGAACATCTATTGCATTATTTTTGTTTTTATAGGAATAAAGGATTTGATGCTCCAGTGAATATAGTATCAAAAAATATTTTTGATTATATGAAATGGTTCTCTAGAGAACATTACTATATACATAAAAATCATCCAAAAAAACAAGATTATCTTGAGAACCAGAGTGAGTTCCTTTCAAAGTTAAACATGTCATTGGTTCAAAATCATTTCAAGTCATACTATGATGTATGGATAAATGAGGAAATGATGGGATCTGATGATTTCAACATCTCTATAGAAATGAATGACACTGTTGACTTTCAGTTCAAACCACTCTATAATTATCTCAAGGAAATGAAAACCTCTCTTCAATCACTAGCATCTTAAATGGAATCATTTACAGTAGAAGAATTTCAGGAAGACTTTGATAACCTAATGGATAGAGTAGAAAGTGGCGAATCTTTCCTCATTACAAGTGAACATGGAAATGCAGTAATGGTTCCTTATAATGAGGTGGTTAGTATATGTCAAGAAGCAAATGTGGATATAGATGAGATAATAAAAATCCACACAGATCACGAAGAAGGTTCTTGATTGAAATAGAGTTCTAAAATCAAGGGGGTATAGCTTAATGGTTAGAGCGACCTGCTTATAACGGGTTAGTCTGGGTTCAACTCCCAGTATCCCTATTGCTCCTTTAGCAATCTGGTGAATGCACCGAACTCATAATTCGGCTAAGGTGGGTTCGATCCCCTCAAGGAGCATTGGACAGAATTAGCACTGTCCATCTTGACTTTCCCAAGTCAAAACCTTATAATAACAAGGTAATCAATCAAAACAATGACTATCTCTTCTAAGTTCAAAAAAGATCTTCAGACCCTTCGCTGTGCAGTGAATGGTGACTTCTACCTGGATGTGAAGAATCCGAAACTTTTCAAAAAGGTACGTAAGTTTTATGAGAATCAGGGTGTAGTATTCTCTGGTGATCCTATGGATGACTATGATATTCTTCTTGACTATCTTGCTGAGGATCTTGAAACTGTTGAGGTTGCATGAACGATCTAGATCCTAAGTCTGTTGCTTCAACAAAGACTATTGTTATTCATGAACGATTTCCTTATCGTTTTGTTCAAAGGGGTTATATCCAGTTAAATGGAAAACCTGATTTCAGGATGCAAAAAGTAAATGAGTATACTAAAAAATACTCTGACATCTATTTGTTTGATAATGGAGATCAAATGCTTCTTGCTATTGAAGATTTTGAATATGCTAAATGGTTAGATCCTGATCGTGTTCCTTGTTATGTAAAAGATGATTAAGTCATGGAGAGACTATAAAAACCCTGGTCGGTGATGTGAATCCCCTTTGGTTTCTTACTTCCACAAAAAGTAAGTGGTGGAGTCAATATGACCCTATTCCTACACACAAACACACACATGGAGATTAATTATGTCCAAAACACCTTATGAACTTCGATTTGAAATTTTCAAGCAAGCATATAATATGCTAAATGATCAGTTCAGTACTGAAATGGATACTGCTCGTTATTGGAATGCAAATTCTAGTAATTCTGTTAAAGTAGATTATCCAGGGTTTCCAACTCTAAAAGAAGTTCTTCAGCAAGCACAAGTCATTAATGACTTTGTTTCTGAAACAAAATAGGTTTCTTGCCATTCCTTAAAAGGCAAGTGGTGCGGATGGAGGTAACTCCCGCCTGGTTTCTTGTTTCCAGTAAAAGAACAAGTGGCGAGCCTGAGCATACTTAAAGAGGACCTCATTGAGGTCCTCTTTTTTTCTAAATAGGTCAGTAATAAACCTTTGATTACCATGGCATCAAGAAAAAGACTGACCACAAATACTGTATTCCAAGCAGCAGAAGCACCTGTTGTTGAAGAAACTATTGTTGAAGAAACTGTTGTTGAAGAGACTGCTGTTGCTGCTCCTCCTGCAGTAGAAGGAAATGATGATCTGGCTCAAAAAGTAGAAGCATTGGAAGCAAAAGTAAATGATCTGATTGCTAAGCTTTCCAGAAAGATGTCTCTCTGATAGAATACATACTACAGATATTATTGATTTTTTATGTCTGAATATAAGAAGACAGCACTTGTTCTTGGTGCTGGTGGATTCATTGGAAGTCATATGGTGAAAAGGCTTCGTTCTGAGGGGTACTGGGTGCGTGGAGTTGATCTCAAGTGCCCAGAATATTCTGAGAGTGAAGCAAATGAGTTTATTACTGGAGATCTGAGAGATCCTGGTTTTGTTCGTAGGGTTCTTGAGTTTAAAGGTGAGCAAGGAAACTTCTACAATTCAGTTCCTTACAGATATATTCAAACCTTTGATGAAATCTATCAGTTTGCTGCTGATATGGGTGGCGCTGGATTTGTTTTCACTGGTGAGAATGATGCAGACATCATGCACAACTCTGCAACTATCAATCTAAATGTTTTGGAGTTGCAGCGTAAGATGAATGAAGATAAGGGTGTCAATGCAACTAAAATCTTCTACTCTGGATCTGCTTGCATGTATCCTGAGCATAACCAACTAGATCCTGATAACCCTGACTGCCGTGAAGAATCAGCATACCCAGCAAATCCAGACTCAGAATACGGATGGGAAAAACTCTTCTCAGAGAGATTGTATTTTGCCTATCATCGCAATTATGACATTCCAGTTAGGGTTGCTCGTTACCACAATATTTTCGGTCCAGAGGGAACCTGGGAAGGTGGAAGAGAAAAAGCCCCAGCAGCAATCTGTCGTAAAGTCGCCTATCTTTCAGAGGAAGGTGGATTCATCGAGGTGTGGGGAGATGGCTTACAAACTCGTTCCTTCCTGTATATTGATGAATGCATCGAAGCAACCCGCAGATTGATGGATTCTGATTTCATTGGACCAGTAAATATTGGTTCAGAAGAAATGGTAACTATTGATCAACTTGTGGATACTGCTGCTAAGGTTGCAGGAAAAACTGTAGAGAAGAATCATATTGATGGTCCTCTTGGAGTTCGTGGTCGCAACTCTAACAATGATTTGATTCGTGAGAAACTTGGTTGGGATTATTCTCAGACCCTGGAAGAAGGAATTAGAAAGACCTATAACTGGATTTGTGGACAGATTGAAAAGAAATGAAAGTAACTATTCTTGGTTCAAGTGGGCAGATTGGTGCCTACCTTTCAGAATATCTTCGAGATAAAGGTCATGAAGTAACAGAGTTTGATATTGTAAATGGAGCCCATCAAGACCTTACGATTATCCCTAATCAAATTTTAGAAGATGTCATTAGGGGAACAGATTTTGTTTTCTTCCTTGCATTTGATGTGGGGGGATCTAGATACCTTAAAAAATATCAACATACCTTCCAGTTTATTAATAACAATACTCGTCTGATGGCAAATGCTTTTGGACTTATTGAAAAGTACAATAAGAGATTTGTATTCGCATCATCTCAGATGAGTAACATGAGTTATTCTCCTTATGGTGTGATGAAGAGAGTTGGTGAACTTTATACCACTGCACTAAAGGGACTTACTGTTAAGTTCTGGAATGTCTATGGTATTGAGAATGACCATGAGAAGTCACATGTAATCACTGATTTTATTCGTAAAGGATTTGAAGAGGGTGACTTTGAGATGATGACTGATGGTACAGAAGAGCGTCAGTTCCTGTATGCAGAAGACTGCTGTGAGGCACTGGAAACCATTATGGAATCCTATACAGATTTCAAACCAGAAGATCCTCTCCATATCACATCATTCCGTTCAGAATCAATTAGGAATGTTGCAGATATTATTCAGGGTCAGTTTGGATTGATTGGTAAGGAAGTAAGAATTAAACCTGGATTTGCTAAAGACAGTGTTCAGATGGATAAGAGAAATGAAGCAGATACTTATATTTCTGGTTGGTGGTTACCAAAAACAAACTTGCAAGATGGAATTGCAAAAATATTCAATGAAATGAAAAAGAATTATGAATAAGCAACAAATTTTAGGTGCAGCAGTTTCATCTGATCTTGGAACAAATGCAAATATTCTTCATGAGCATATTTCAGGTAAAAAAGATTCTGTATTTGTAGATCTTGGAGTAAGGGATGGATTTTCATCTGCAATTCTTGCCATGAACTCTAAGAAGAATAATAACAAAGTCTATGGTGTAGATGTAAATTTCAATAACTTTAAATCTGAGTTTGTTGAAGGAGAAAATTATCTACAATTAGAAGGTGATAGTTCCACTATTGGAAAGTATGTGGATATTGAAGAACTGAAAGAAATTGATTTTCTTTTTGTGGATTCCCTTCATGTTAGAGAACAAGTTCTTTGTGAACTCTATTACTGGATTCCACGATTAAAAAAGGGTGGAACAGTTGCTTTTCATGATTCTCACTGGCCTGAAGGAAAAAGGGATCAATCTGGTGGAAAATCTTGGAATAGAGTTGATGAAGCAATCAAAGATTATTTTGGACTTGAAACTCTGGAAGATTGTGAAGATGACACCATTAAGGTTTCATGCTATCCTTCTAGCTGGGGTATGACATTTGTTACTATTAAGACAGATAAATTTGAAAACAAAGTGAATGATTGGGATCAAGTCTTTAATACTCGTAATGATTTGATTTCTGTTTTTTGGAATGAGGATAATGTTGGTGATAGAACTATTGAACTGGAGATGACTAATGAAACTAATTGATGTATTCAATTTTTCTCATGAACCAATTGAGTTGCTTGAAATGCGACTCAATATCATGTATCCATATGTGGACTTGATTTGTATTAATGAGAATGCAACTACCTATACTGGTATTGAAAGGGAGATGCAGTTTGAAAAATATAAAGAACGTCTTGCTCCATTTATGGATAAGATTATTCATAGGGTAATTGATACTAGAGATCATGATTTGGATTTCTCTACATTCAAACAACAGTATCATACTGATAGAGACAAATCACATCCTGCAAGACCTGCTACAAGGAGTCTTCCTGAGCGCTGGCATCGTTCAATGTATGGTAGAGATTGTCTGATTGAAACTCCTCTTGAGGTTGCATCTGATGAAGATATCATTATTCAAAGTGATCTTGATGAGATTCCAAATCCTGAGTTTTTAAAAGAAGTAAAAGATATTGTCAAAGATGGATATATGTATACATGTATTCAGAAGTTCTACATGTGCCATGTCAATAGAATTCAAACAGATAAAGGAAAGGATGTTGATGATTGGAGAGGTCCACAGTTCTGCACTTTCAAATATCTGAAAGAGCATGGTGGATTTAATGATTGCAGAAATCTTCCACATGAGAATGAATACCTGATTGAAAATGGTGGATGGCATTTTAGTTTCCTTGGTGGAGAAGATAAGATCAAACAGAAACTTCAAGGATATGGTCACCAAGAACATAATCATGATGGTGTGAAAAATAATCTTTCCAACAATATTACAGGAAATCAAGATATTCTTGGAAGAGGTTGGATGGGAACAAGGATTGTTCCTCTAGATGATGATCTCCCTGATGAGATTGTAAACAACCAAGATAAGTATGCGGAGTTTATTGCATGATTGTTTCTGAAATTTACTATGGATCTGGAATTGGAAACCAGATTTGGCATTATGTTGTCACTAGATTGATTGCAGAAAAGAATGGTTATTCCTATGGGATCATGGGAAAGGATCGTTGGAAAGGTCAAGCATTCATGCCAATTGACTTTGGTGAAGAGGTTGTAGGGGGTTCTGGACCTGAAGGAGGACCACCTGAGACTCTCCCAGAAGGGATCACAAACTACTACAAGGAGCACTTCCTTCGCCACCCAGTTACCAATGGTAATGTTGGACTCCCAGATCCAAATCTTCTAAATGTTCCTGATAGCACTAAAATTGAAGGAACTATGCAGAGAATGTCATATATTGATGAGCATCGTGAAAAAATCTGTGAATGGTTGACTTATGATGAATCCTTAAAGTTTCCTGAGTACACTGGAGAAGATAGTTGTGTTATTCAGTTTAGAGGTGGTGACTATCTGACAGGAAACTCCGCACTTCCTCCTGAGTATTACTCCATGGCAAAAGAAGCTATGAAAGTAATTACAGGAAATGAAAATCTGAAGTTCTACTGTGTAACAGATGATCCTGCTAATGCTAAGAAGTGGATGCCTTGGGTAGAGGTTATTGGATCAGCAGTAACTGAAGAAAAGGACCCATACCAAGGAAGCATTGGTTGGTATAAGTATCCTGGTGGTCCTATTGGTATTGATTATTCAATTCTCAATCAAGCAAAGAATGTCATTATTAGTGCATCAACTTATGCATTTTGGCCTGCTTGGACTAATATTGGTGCTAATGTAGTTGCTCCTAGATATTGGTTTGACTGGAATAATTCTGATGGTTGGTGGAGACCTTCTGAGTCTATTGTTGATGAATGGTATTGGTTAGACAAATATGGTTCTGTAGAACTTGGGTCTGACTGTAAAGAAATGTTTGAAGAGTATAAGAAAACTAACACTTTGTATTCATGATTGAACTGCCTAATTTAACACTTATCTGTGTTTCCAGTGTAAATTTTGAACAGACCTTGTATGCTTTTAAAAAAAGTATGCAAGGTATTCGCTTTGGTGCAGTAAAACTTGTATCTGATCAAGATCGTCCTGAATTTGAAGCAGCAGGAATAACTGTAGAGAAGTGTCCTAAAATTACTTCTATTGATGACTACAGCCACTACATGATCTTTGATCTCCATAAACATGTGGATACAAGTCACTGTATTACTATCCAGGCAGATGGTTTCATTATCAATCCAGATAAATGGGATCCTCTGTGGTTGGAATATGATTATATTGGAGCACCTTGGGAATACTCTGATGGTGCTTATATTGATCCTTGGGGGAATCATCAGAGGGTTGGTAATGGTGGGTTTACCTTAAGATCCAAGAAACTTCTTGAGGTTCCACAGAATGCTTATGTTCATTTTGATGTAAACTGGGGTAATTTTTATAAGCATATGAATGCAAATAATACTGCTGAAGATGGATGTATCTGTGTTCACAACAGGCATATATATGAAGTCTTGGGTTGTAAGTTTGCACCTGTAACTGTTGCAGCAAGATTTGCTCATGAAAAACCAGTTCCAGAAACAAAAGGCATCACACCATTTGGATTCCATTATCATTTACCTGCAGGTACAGTATTATGAAAATTGTTATTTGGGGACATTATCCACTCCATAGTTCAACTCATGGATACATTCATGACACATACTACAAGGCATTTAAAAGTCTTGGATATGACGTAAAGTGGGTTCCAAATGTACCACATGATTTTGATTATACTGATACTGTATTTTTTGTAGAGGACTCTCAGAAGTCCCATATGCCTATCAGAAAGGACTGCAAGTACATTACACATCATGTAGATACTAATTACTTTACTGATCAAGGTGTCCCATTTGAAAATGTATTAAAACTTGGTAATTGTATTCGTAATACAATTCATTTCGAGAAGATTGAAGATCTTTGTCATTGGGATTCATCCACAAGAACACTTTATCAAACATGGGGTACAGATCTTCTTCCAGATGAAATTGACGTAGATGATTATATAAAATTTGATTCAAAGAAAAAGTATGTTCACTATGTTGGAATGATGTATGAACAGGGTCCATATTGGATTCAATACTTTGCGCATTGTGCAGAGAAGCATGGTAAGGAAGTAAAACTTTACACACAATCAATTAGTCATGAAGAGAATCGTAAATTGATTCGCGATTCTTTCTTATGCCCAGACTTCAGAAGTGACTGGCACTTACAGTGTGGTTATATTCCTTGCAGAATCCAAAAGAATATTAGTTATGGAAGAGTCCAAGGAACAAATTCTCCATTCATCAAGGAAGCATTTGGTGATTATGTTGTGTATGGAGGAACTCCAGAGACTCTTTATTCCAATCTGATTGATGCAGAAGTCAACAACAAGATTAATATGAAAGAGGCAATGCAGTTCATCAAGGATAAACATACATACTTAAACAGAATCAACAATATACTAAAATTCCTATGATAGAACTCAATAAAGAAGAACTTGCAGCATTGGATATGTCCTATGCTAAAGACCTTGCATTTAAAGGGCAAGAAAATTTTGATGCTGAGCCAGGAAAGGAAGCATATAGATTATATGCTCACATGAGTAAGACCTTTAATTATAAGACTATATTAGACATTG